TATAACCGATAAATTCCCTTTGTTATATTCAATAATTCTGCTTCGCAGAATTATAATATATAAATCGGCATTTCAAAGGTTAAAAGGTGTAAACACCATTTTTGCCCTTATTTCTTCAATTTGTAAAAAAAATGCGCTATTTTTGTCCTCCAAAAAATGTCTCTTAACCACAGAATCAAAACCAATCATCTTTATTACCCCAGAACAAATCAATAAGAACCAATATAAATTCAAAATAAATAGACCAAATAGAATTGCTATAACTATTTTATCACACATGAAAAACTGGTTATATTTGGTTATATTTTCAAACAATTCTTGATTAGTAATAATATATTTAAAATACAAATATATTCTTGCGTAGAAAAATGTTATAGCAAATAATCCGTCATTAATTGGTTGTATAAATGCCGGCAAACTAACAAATTGTATAATTGTTGGGTGTCTAATTAGGTTCCGAATGCTCAGAAATATGTTGCTTACTTCAGCCAAAGCCAAAATATACAATTCGTTTTTTATAATTGGACCTATATCAGAGCACAAAAAATACCAACCTATTACAAATATAAAAAGAACATGATGTATTTTTAACTCGATTTTTTCGACAAAACACAAATGTATTGTTAGATATATTATAACAATTATAAACAAACAATTGAGCCATTTTATGTCTTTATCAGACGAACAAAACTGATATAAACAGAAGGAAGCATATAGAGACACAATTAGGGTTGTTATATATTGGGTTGTTTCTTTATTAAGTATGTCCTGGTTATTTATATTTATATTTTTTATTAAATCAGTCATTTATAAGTATTTATTATAAATAACTAAAGTTGAAAACGAATACTTTACTGTTTACTAAGAGTGCCTTTAATCTCCTCAATTTTCTGTAAAAACGGGTCCTTATTATTATCCGGTTTGTATTCAAATACATCACGTCCAGCAGCCATATTAACTGCTTTTTTACCAATAATAGTAAACCAATATAGATTTAAAAATCCTAAAATCCAGAAGACCAATATAATTATTTTATCTAACATCCAAAAATTAGCAGTTTTGGGCAAATTAATGTATATATCTGGACTGAATAAAATATTTTTGTTGAACAAATATAGTCTTGTATAAGTAAATATTAGAAAGAACAATATGTCGTTTCCTGGCTGTATTTTTTTCAACAATTTAGCCCAATCAGTTTTCAAATCAGTTGATGGTTGTTTCAAATAGGTTCTAATTAACATTTTAATGCTTAAAAATATACTACTAGATTCAATTAGAATTGCTGTAAATATGGGTTCTATAATAGAAAATGGTATTGATGGAAATAATAATGAAATTAATGTTAAAATTATGCTACATATGTGATGAATCCAAAAATCGACGCGGCTTTCTGAATATAAATCGTAAACTAAATAAATTATAAAGAAATACCAAATATATTTAAACCATTGTACATTGTTAGTTTGTTTATATTTATAAAGTCCCAAACAACAAAATAATGACATTAATAAGGAAATAATATCTTGTATATATGGTTTTAAATCCATTTTATTGATTTATAACCTACCAATATTTTTTATAGTAATTTTATACTTATTATTTTCTTATTCCCTTTTTCATTTTCATTTATTCCCTTTTTCATTTATTCCATTTTTCCAAGATTTTTTATTATCTCCCCGTCCATACCTTAATCATTGTCCCATGAATAATTTTATTATTAAAATCATTGATATATTGGTCAAAATTATAGTTGAATGATAAATGATGTGTTCTAATATCACCATAAAATGACGGAAATGCTTTTATACCTTTATATTCATTGTTGAATAATAGTCCTAAAATTCGCTCAAAACCGCACCTATCTTTACGGCAAGTAATTGCGTTTACTAAATTAGTAATTCTGTATTTGCGCTCTAAATTTGACAAAAATGAATGATTAATATAACATTGACCGCCAAAACACAAATTGAATTTGTCATCACTCATGCCTAATATATTAATTTCACTGCCAGCCAATCGCTGGCGAATAAATGACGTGTTTTTTAAATATGCGGAAATACGAAGCAAATTGCTTAAATATTCCTTGTCATAAGGATGATGCCAAAAGGGCAATACTGGCATTTTGATTTGTTCAAATGGGATGCGTTTATGAATAAATGTGCTATCATGAATAATCACGGCATTGTTAAACCATTTGTGTCGTAAAAAGTATACAAATGGCAGCAATTCGCCTCTGCCTGGATATTCTGACTGTACAATTTCCACATTTTTATAATCAAAATCGGCTTTGACAAAAGTGTAATTGCTATTATCATCAATAATAACTATTTTCTTTAAAGGATAATTTGTTCTAATTAGCTTAATATTCTGATTCCAATATTTGTTAGTTTGTTCTGAATTAACATGTCTGGTTATTATAAATCCAAAACTCATTTTATTGTATTATATTATATATTGTTAATACAATAAAATTATGTCTTTCTACACATTCTACACATTCTACACATTCTAATTTACATATGACGGCAATTCATCAATATTAATGATTTGCTCGTTATTCTTACCATTACTATTATTACCATTACTATTATTACCAATGCTATTCTTAGATATTACAAATTTGTTGAATTCTGGTCGCTCCAATTGTGCTACAGGTGTGTGATTATGGACACATCGAGCAATCATTTTATACAATTTGAAATCAGGATATCTTTCAGACCCATTATTTTTATAGAGAACATTAATGCCATTATCATCAATACACCATTCAACAATTAATTTTACAATAGGCTCGCATAAATCCAAGTTTTTAACATCTTCAATATCATCAATTACATAGTCAAAAATAGAACATGCTAAACGACACAAGTCAAAACTGAAGTTGGGTTCAAGTCTCGGTTTTTTTTCATTGAAGTATGGTTCGGTATTATATTGCGTTGCGGCATCACCCCCTGTTTGAAAACTGTCACTACAAAATGTCTTACCATTGTATTTGTAAATGGCGCGACCAAAGTCTATTATTTTGAATATTTTGCCAAATGTGGGGACCTTATAATACTTCTTTTTGTAGCAATAATAGATGAACTTTTTGTTAGTATTGATATACATTATGTTATTTGTATGAAGGTCATTGTGTGTAAATGAAAACATTTTTTGATATGTAATAAGTGTCATTATAACCTGAAATAAGGCTGAAAACCATTCGTCATTTGTTAGTTCAGTTGTTAAAATTAAGTTGTCAAATGTGTTTTCACAATGTTCTAGACAAATCATTTGGATTGGGAACTTTGGAAATGTGAGATATAATGTTTCTTCGTCAATATCGGAATAATCGCTGCTGTTAGTGTCACTGTCGCTGTCACTATCATTGTCGCTTTTTGATTCATCTATATTACTATCATTTTCACTAGTTTTGTCAGCTGTTTCACTATTATTTGTTTCAGCATCGTTTATTAGAATGTTATTATCATCATGATTTTCATCATCATTTTCCTCATCATCATTTTCATCTGTATGTGATGTTCTAGACGAACAAGATGAACCAGATTTTAGTGTCTCTGACTTTTTTGTGTCAACGGCAAGCTCGGATGAATTCATAATATCAACCAATTCAACATTCATATGCTTAATATCAGATAATGTAACTAAATTGCTATTGAGTTGTTCTAAATTTTGATTTTGTTCCTGATTTTGATTTTCAAAAATATTATCAAATATAGTGTCATCAAATGACTTTATTGATAACACAGATTTGTTTGACATAATTTTCAATGGCTTCAATGGTTTTACTACATCATCATCTGATAATAAATGTGAATAATCATCAACCTTAAACAATACATTTTGCTGTTTCATAAAAAAATCAGAATGAATTAAATAATCAATATCATCAATAATATTAATTTTGTAATTTTTCTTTATGGCTAAAAAAGACCCATAATAATCCAGTCCATGAATAAAACTGTGTTTGTTTAGTAACTGACTTGTTAAAAATGAAAAGAATCCATCTACATATGCTGAATTATTTACATCCGCTATTTTAGGGTTAACTGGCACACTTTTATCAATGGATGGCAGATTGAATAGATTGGTATCATTGTAGTTGTATTTGCCTATAATATATTTGAATGGGTCCAATAATGGTGCCATTTTAATAAACACATTTTGGCTACTAGTAAAGTCACCACTGTTATCATTACTATTCTTTAATTTACACATGTGAACATGCTCTGATAAAAAGTCGCTATTAGTATTAGTATTCGCATTAGTATCTACAGAATTTTTATTTTTATTTTTATTATTTTTTTCAACTTTTTCATCTTTTAAATCTGAGACATACCATAAATGGTTTAGGTTTATGCTGTTATAGTTATTCTCATTTAGTGAAAAAAAACGGTCGTAAATTGGCAAATAATTTTGAACCTGTTCTAAACAAATGGTTTTGTTAGTTTGAAACTTTGAAAAGAGATTTATATTCTTCCTTTTTTGGTAATTAATACCAAAGACAGAAATTGTAGGAGTTGTAGCTATTGTTGTCATTAGCTAATTAAAATATAAATAATAGTAATATTTAACTTATTTTATATTTATTTTCCTAAACAACTAACAACTAACAACTAACAACTAACAATTTACTTTTTAGCCATTTATTAATTGTTATTTGTTATTTGTTATTTGTTATTTGTTATTTGTTAGTTTATTAGTTTAGTTTGCGTCAAACAAATTAAATCTTTTATAGTTGTATACATATAATGAATTTAGAACTAAAACGGTTTGATATGAAAAGCATTAGTTTCAAGCCTGATGAATCAAAAGGTCCTGTTGTTGTTTTAATTGGTCGTCGTGACACCGGTAAATCATTTTTGGTCAGGGATTTACTATATTATCAACAAAGTATTCCAATTGGCACTGTTATTTCCGGCACAGAAGAGGGTAACGGGTTTTACGGCAAATTGGTGCCAAAGTTGTTCATCCATAACGAATACAATACGGCAATTATTGAGAACATTTTGAAGCGACAGCGACAAGTGCTGAAACAGATTAAGAAGGAAATGGAGCAATTTAAACGCACAACAATTGACCCGCGAACTTTTGTGATTCTAGATGACTGCTTATATGATAACACTTGGTCACGCGATAAATTAATGAGGCTACTTTTCATGAATGGCAGACACTGGAAGGTCATGTTAATCATCACAATGCAATATCCGTTGGGTATTCCACCAACACTAAGAACAAATATTGATTATGTTTTTATTTTAAGAGAGCCCTACATTGCCAATAGGAAGCGAATTTATGAGAATTATGCTGGTATGTTCCCTACATTGGAGTCATTTTGCCAAGTGATGGACCAATGTACCGAAAATTATGAGTGCCTAGTGATAAATAACAACGCCAAATCTAACAAATTACAGGACCAAGTGTTTTGGTATAAAGCCGACGCACATAATGACTTCAGATTAGGTTCCAAAGAGTTCTGGGAGCTATCCAAATCAATTAATGATGAAGATGAAGAGGAGCAATATGACCCAAATAATGTGAAGAAACGTGGTCAGGGACCCAAAATCGCGGTCAAAAAGACAAAGTGGTAAAACAAACATCCTACTAGCCACTTGGGATACAATCGCAAAAGCAGCACTAGCTGAAGGCATTTCAACTGCTAAAATGAGTCGCAGTGTTAAAAATAAAATTATAATAAATGATTATTATTATAGTGTTATTTAATCATTAATTTACCAAGTTATATTGTAGGCGTCGCAGCAGTTTTTATAACCCTTTGTAATATTACTGTCATAAAATGCGTTTTGTATTTTTTCTATAATACGCATTTTAATTTGTTCTGAACGAATATCATTCTTTGGAATAAGCTCGCCGCCATTTCTCAAAATATAACGCCTCCACCATTCTTGATAACCGTCATAATTGTCACAATTGTTGTATTGGTTACGAATACACATAATTGTAAAATCAATATTAGTTTTCCCTTTTTCCGCACTTTCAATAACATAATTGCGTATTTTGTTATATCTTTCATCTATAATATTGTCAATATACATACCACGCAGATGTTGACTAGTTAATATTGGATTTCCATCTTCATCAATATATTTTCCTATTTCTGACAGAAATACTATCATAATTATAACCATAAATATTATACTTCCGCATAAACAATAAATCATTTTACTTTATTTCAAATTAATAAAGTAAAATATATTTTCAATTTTATTTTGGTTCTTAGCTGCGCAAAACCGTTTATAAGCAAAGCGGAAAAGGTCTAATCAACACGGTCCATATCAGAATCTTTTTTGTCATTATTTGACAAAGCAAAAGGTCCACTTACAAGCTCAGACCTGCCATAATCAGACTGTCCGGTCACAATATTGTCACCATCAAATAGCTCACTGCGAATATCCGCTACCGAAATAGTCTCTGAAGACCCAGCCAACTTAGCCTCCTGACTATTAGTAACTCCAACCAAATTGCCGTCCTTGTCAATATCCTGAGTCAATGAACTACCATGCTTCTCAGCATTCTTCTTATTATCATCAATAGCCTTCTGTTTGGTCTCCTTAACACGCTGCTCAAATGCGGTCTTTGCTGTTGCCTCATTCTTTTGCTTCTCCTGCGCCAATTGATTAAGCTCCTCCTCCATATACTCAACACGTCCAGTCTTGTAAGCCTCAGGGTCCCAGCACAACCACTGACCAACAGGTCCAACAAATACATCAAAACTAGGGTCGGTCTCTCGCAACAATTTAGCACGCATCTCCGCCTCCTCTTGCGTCTGGAAATTGCCTCTAGACTTGAATCCTCTGACAGATGTCTGGAAGTTGTGCTTGATACTAAACTGCTTCTCAAGGTCGTCCTCGTGCTTATCCAAGAATGTCTTATAATCGTCTTCAATAGAAGAGCTAATAATATTCTCACGCTCCTCAGTAACGAATCCCTCATAATCTTTCATGACGTCCTCAAAATTCAACTTGTATTTATAAGAAACAAAATTAATAAATTGGTGAAACTTCTCCATTGATTTAGAGAATTCCCACTTCTTTAGGAATTCTTCAAAAAAGAACATTTCCTTTTGCTTCAAAATTTTCTCGGGAGTAATAAACGAAAAACAACCAAATTGTTGGCCAGCAATAGGCTTGTCAAGTTCTAGTAAGTCAACATATTTAGGATTAGGAGAACCATCAGTTCGTTGTTTTCGCTCAAACGATAACTTTTTGGAGACATTCGATTTAGATTTTCCACTCATTTATATATTTAGTTAGTTGTTCGTTTTAAGTTTTAATTTTGTAAATTATTATTTTATTTAATAAAATAAAAATAAACAACTAATCAAATTATTATTTTTTCTTTTTTATTTATATAATATATAACAGAATGGCTATGTTTGACGTTACCGAACTTGTAAAGAGAATTGTTAAATATTTAATTGAGGGTTTGATGGTGGCAATTGCCGCTTTTGCTATTCCCAAGAAGTCTTTGAATATGGAGGAGATTATTTTGCTTGCTTTAACAGCGGCTGCTACCTTCGCCATATTGGACACATACATTCCTAGTATGGGAGTGTCGGCGCGCACAGGTGCTGGATTCGGTATTGGTGCTAACTTGGTTGGATTCCCTGGTGGTCTTTAAATCCACCTTTTTCCACCTTTAAAAAGGTGGAGCCAAATATTTCACCATTTTCGCTAATATTTTATATGCGCTTATAAAAGGTTTTGCGCAGCTAAGAGCCAAATATCATCTTAAATTTAATAATATATTTTATTCATTTATAATATATTATGGATAGATTATCTCTAGCAGATTTACATGTTTCTTCAAAATCTAGTTCTCCAAAGTCAAAATCTTCAAACTCAAAGTCTCCAAAGTCAAAAACTAGTTCTAGTTCTAGTTCTAAAACGCGCAAAAATAAACGTTCATCAAATAAAACACGAACAGCAAGAGACCAAGATTTGGCAAAAACGGTGAGACATGGTGACCTGCCAAATCCGTTGGCAAAAACGGTGAGACATGGTGACCTGCCAAATCCATTAGCAAAAACGGTGAGACATGGTGACCTGCCAAATCCATTAGCAAAAACGGTGAGACATCGAGACATTAAAAATAATAAAAAGGGAGGAAAAAGAAAACGGCATTAAGCTTTACACCGTCGCAATAAACTCCCAATCTAATTCTATACACATTTTCTTCCACGTCTCATCTTGTTCAATTAACTTCTCTCTGTCTTTCAACATAGGAATATCAGCCAAATATTGACTTTCGCCAAGAAGCTCACAAAATTTAAATAATACATAATAATAATTCAAAAAATTAACACGATAATCCGGACAAGTCTTAGAATATGGTGACTGAATTTCCATAAACAAGTTACACAATGTCTCTTCCAATTCGGGACTAAATACAGGTGGTTTAAGACCCAATTTATTTTTAATAAATGCTATATGCTCATAATATTTATTAAACCCTAGTTTCTTAAGAATCTCCTTTGTCTTATAATGTGTTAGTTGTTCCAAATTAATTCTCTCTTTTTTAATTTGTTGCTGTATTTGTTCAACAACATCATCTGGTATTTGAGTCGTTTCTTTTCCTTGAAACTGAGCTAAAATTTCCTTAAAATGATTAATTTTTTTATACGCATAAAAACACACTTCTTTGGGAGGCTCTTTGTAAGACGGTTTTTCATTCTCTATTAAATAAGGTATACTAACAGCACATACATTACAAATGAGAACTCCCTCATCATCGAGTGGTATCAGTTCTCCCTTATAACAGCTCTGACAAACATCAGTTGATTTTACAAACAAATTCATATCAATAAATGATTCATCAATATTACTCAAATATTTTTGAACAATATTTTTATTACGATTTTCAGACAATGAATTATCTTTTTCTGTTTTTTGTATTTTGAAAAAATTAAACAACATCTGACTTTTTGAACTGTTGCCTGTCTCTCCTGATTCATCAGTATTGTCAATATTTTTTTTATTTTCAAAATACTCAAAAATATATTTTGAATTATCTAGAAAATAATTATTTTTTCTTGATTTAATTTCATTTATGGTATTTTTAATCTCTTTTATTCGGTCTTTAATCTCCATTACTTGTTCAATTGGTAAAGATGAATTTGTATTTGAATTAAGAGTAGAATTAGAAATTTGTTGAAGCAGTTGTTGTTTTTCTTCTTTTAATCTAGGAATAATATCACATTCATCTTTTGAAAAATCAGTCATAATTTCTTTGTGTTTACCATCTAATGTGGTAGAATACCTTTTACATACTTTTATTTTTTTTGTAGCCTTTGGTTTGAATGATGGCATTTTTATAATACTTATATTATAATAATTAATTTTATTTAATTAGATATTTTGTGAAAGTATATATTTTTTATAGAATGTAATTTGGAAAGAATGTAATTTGGAAAGAACTACTTTAGAAAATATTTT